GATATATTAAGGATGAAAAGAATGTTAGTGGGGCCCCCTCCTCGTCAAGAATTTCCAATTTGGGTTGTTAGACACAAAACGAAATCGTTAATATAAAAAATAAAACAATTGTAACATAAGAATTATAATTTTTATATTTGTAAAACAACTATAATGTAAGCAGTATAAATATCGTATACATAATAATTTATAATCTTATTTTTTTAATTTATTGTCTTCTATAAAATCTTCTCCGTCTTCGTAAGCTAAATTAATTAATTGTTGAATAAATGTACAAAAATAAGTTGTTCCCGTTTCTTCACACTCATCATTCATTTTTTTAAAAATATATTTTTTTAATTTTTCCATATTGTTAACTTCAAAACCCAAAGCTTCGACTTCTTCAAATATATGATTATCTGTAAAAATTACATACATTATTTTTATTCTTCTAAGCAGAAAAGTAATTAAACTAGTTATTATTAATTCCATTTTTATTTTCTTAAAAAATTTTTAAAAATTAAACCAATCTACTTTATCAAAATCTATATTGTAAGGATCTTCAAAAGGATGATATATTTCAACACAATAATCACATTGAAATTCAGTATATAAAGAATTATTAATTAATAATCTTAATTTATCACCACATTCAGGACATATTCCACTTTCTAAGCATTCTTTTTTATATTGTATATTTTTATTTTTCATTTAAATAATTTTTCCTTTTATTATTTTCTCGGCATATTTTTTACAATAATATTCTCCTAAAAAAAATTAAAATTTTTAAATTTTTTTTATACGCCAACAATCATCAATTAGTTCTAATTCAAAATTGTCTTTTTCCTTTGTAAATAATACCTCATCTGTTTTATCATTAATGTTTATAAATTTTCTACATAATTTAGATTTCCTCCAAAATAAAAATGGATTTTTTTCATCAAATTCTTTATATAATTTCATTTTTCTTAAATTAGATAACGTATCTAATATCAAAATTTCAAATGTTTTTAATTCAAATATTGTCATTTCTTTATATTCTTCAATGTTTTTTGAGTTGGTATCCAAGCCCAGTCACCGATTCTACGTTCTAAATAACCTAAATGGTATAAATCAATTTTAATTTTATTCCATTTTTTAGATTTAATATGCCTATCATCCCCATGTTTTAAAATACTTTTTATTGCTTTTAATATTTCTTTATTTATTTTAGGTGTTTCAATATAACCATGAATTTTACAATATATCTTTTTCATTTTTCTTATCTTTTAATAAAGAATTCGGATTCAAAAATTTATTTCCAATAATTTCACTTTTTTTATAATCAATCTAATTATCAAATTCAGTATATAGAATAATATATTATTGTAATTATAATACCCCACAATATATATATTCCAAGAATCCATAAAAAAAGATGTTTTGATTCAGCTAGTGAAATTGCGTTTCCGAAAATTGTAAAACCTGTAATAAGAATATATATCAGTATTATTTCAAATATTTCCATTTTTCTTCTCTCTAAAAAAATCTTAAAAATCTTAAAAAATTTATTTTTTATATTTTTGCTCAACATAATAAAATATATTTCGTAACTTGTCTTCTGTTTCTTTTATTTTTTTTATGTTTTGTTTTGAAAACCAATTATCATGGATACAACATTCTGTAGATAAACATTTTTCATAATTACCTTTTACGGAACAATTGTTACATTCATCAATTTTAATAACTTGATTCATTTTATTTCTCCTAAAAAAATTTTAAAAATTTTTAAATAAACTATATAATTCCATATTCTCTTAATATTTCTATATCACTTTTATTTTGACAAAATTTCCCAGTTATTTCTATACTGTGAACTTTCTCAGGTAAATATACATTCATTGTACCTTGTGCAAATTCTATACTAACATTATCTAATTTAATATTTAATTCTTTAAGACATTTGTCTAATTCTAATATTCTTTCCTTTAAATCTTTTAATATTATTTTCATTATATTAATTTATTAATAAATAAAATCTTAAAAATTTTAAAAATTTTTATTTTTTTTTCTTTTTTGATTGATAATTTTTTCTTTTAAACTCCATATTCTCATACATCCCAAATGCAATATTTTACGGACTTCATCTTCTCTTAATTTTCTAGCACTTTTATTTATTTTCGGGGGTCGTATTGTTTTGCAATGTCCATTGTTTCTAACTACAATTAAACCACAATCTAACGGTAGATATTTATAATGATTTATTGCCTCTGGTACTGCATAAGAAAATTTCTGAATTTTATTACTTCCATGTGCGGTAGATCGTTTTAACTTTTCTTTTTTTATATCTGCTATAGATATTTTAATTTCAATTTCATGTGCCCAATAACTGGGGCGAATTATTAATAAATCACATTCATAATTCAAACCAAATCCCCAATGAATATTAGGTACGATTATATTTATACGTGGATTTATAAATCTTGCTATTGCTGTTTCAATATCTAATGCATTCATAAGCTAAAAAATATATAATTCTGGAAAAACTTTTTCACACATATTATCTGGTCTTATTTTAATAGAAAATCCCCATAAATCACAGATATCAGTATCTTTATTCCAAAATTCGCATTCATAAAGACAGATTGAATGTATACCAATATTGCGTTTTATTTTATTATTAATTTTTTTATATAATTCTTTAAATTTTTTTATTTTCTTAATATTCATTTCAAAAATTACTAATATAAATTTTCATATTTCTTACAACAAATAGCTATTATGTTCATTCTATTCTCCTAAAATTCTTTTTGAAATTATCTACAACTATGGCAACCCGAACATTGTTTACAAATTGTTTTTTTATTTTTTGTATTAATAATTTCAATAGGAAATTTCATTTTTTCTTCTTTTTTAATAATCGGTTTTTTATATAATTTCTTTTCTATTTTTTTCATTGTGTATTATTATTTTTCATTGTTTATTTTACTTCTACTTTTTCTTTTTTAATTTTATTATACATTTAAACACTCTTCTTCCATTACTGTTATAAAATCATTTATTGTTTTATAAATAACACTATATTCTTTTCTCGATATTTCCATAATACTACAAGCTTCTAATAACGCATTAAGGTTTCCTTTATATTCTTGCCATTTCATATTACGTAATATTCTAATTAAACGTATATCTTGATTAATCATTTTTGCCTCTCTTCCTTTAAAAAAGGACACCATTTTGGAAAATCATCTATTCTGTTTTTTGCTAACGGCTCATCTCCTAATGTTTCTGTATCATTTTCATCTGGTCTATCAGGATGATGACAATCACTACCCCAATATTTCTCATAAAAATAAAAACAACAATCGCTACAGTCTTCTAAATTTTGTTTAAATAATGCTTTCATTTTTATTCCCCTAAATTAAATCTTTTTTTATTTTTCTTAAATTATGAATCATTCTAAATTTTAATTGTCCAATGGCATTTTTATTTAAAGACATTATTTTAGTAATATCGTCAAGAGAAAAATTTTTTTTAAAAATTAATTTAAACAAATAGCGTTGCTGATTGGGTATTTTCTTTACTAATTTTTTTATTAATTCTTCATTTTCAATATTTTTAATAAAATCAAAAGAATCCGGAATGTATTCAATATCTTTTAAATTAATACTTTTTCTTTGTTTTCTTAAAAAATCAATAGTTAAATGAGAACTTATTATGTCTAAATAACTTATAAATGAACGATTATTCTTTTTTTTAAGTTTTTTTAAAGTAAAACAATTTTTTCTTAAAAGACGAATAATTATTTCATTAAATATTTCCTTGGCTTCATCATTTCTGGGAGAAAAATTATATTTTCTAAAAGTATTTCTAATATAATAATAAATAAGATTACTGTATTCAAAAATAAAGATATCCCAGGTTTTTTTATCTTTATTTATAATTTTATTATAAAATTCAAGAAAATCATTCATTTCTTATAAGATTATTCTAAATACCTAATATATTTATTTTGTTTAGTAGCATAATTTATTTCATTTCTCGTAGATTTCCCTATATATCCATTAACATTCAGAATTAAAATTTCATCAGCTATATCAATTTTTTTTATTAGTTTTTCAGGTGTTCTCATTTTGTTTTTCTTATAAATATGTTATTTCAAAAGCAATATATCTTTCTGAAATGGGAGTAGTTTTATTAATTATACTTAAAGCAAATATCTCTGTTTTGGCTATTGGAATAATTTCTTTAAAGGGAATTTTTATAAATATTTTTTCCATAGAACCAATAACAACTTTGCCAATTTTGCCGCACATTCGATTTCTTTTATTATATCCCCGACTTATTTCAACTGGTCGTCCTCTGTATATATGTTTTTCGGTCCATTTTTGTCCATATCTTTTTAACTCAAAGTTTTTTATTTTTTTATAATACCAAGAGAATACTTCAAATGTAACTGGAAGAAATAGCCGTGTAACTTTTTCTGCCTTTAGAAATCTTCTGGATCTTTCCCCTGGATGTAAAGTATTATTAAACCGTTCAACCGTATCTTGTCCCCATTTTGTAGGATTAATTACTCTTGGATTATCATATATTTCCCACCAAGGATCTTTGCTTTTATCTTGATATTCAACTTGAATTCTAAATATCATTTTATTCTCTCCTAAATATTGAGTTTTACCATTTTCCCATCAATTAATACGTGTTTATTAAACATTAAATCTATTTTCCTATCTAAATTATCTATTTTATCTATAATTTTATATAAATAATTATATATTCTCTCACTTTCTAAGTTTTTTTGAGTATTTTTAATTGCTTTTTGCAAAGCTATTTCAGATACTACCTGATGTTTTATTTCAGGATTGTCTTCTTGCATTTTTGAAAGTTTATTTTTTAATTCATTTACATTATTATCTGTTAAATTTTCAATTATCATTTGATTCTTCTAAAAATTTTAAAAAATTATTTAAGTCTTAATTCTTTTTCTTTTATAAAATAATCGGTATGAAGATTATAAAAACTAGGATCTTTTCTTATTAAAATCAATAATTCTTTTAATAATCTTTCTTTTTCTTTTTCAGCATCTTTATCACGCTCAAAGCATCCGCAAGAATAATAACTATCGGGTGTATCAATTGGTGTGCTGCTCTCTATTCTTTTTATTATTTCATAGTATACTATTTTTGTCATATTTATTTCCCTGATTATTCCTTTATTTCCTTTATTTCTTTTATTTCCTTTATATCACTTAATTTCCAATATGTTCTTGCGTCAGGTCTATCATTTAATACGTCACCTAATTTTACACGATCTCCTATTAATCTGTACGGCTGTATTAGGGCTCCTATTTCACCATCAGACCAATTTGTCCCCGAAATTTTTCCCCACCGGCCTTTATATTCTCCATACGGTATTTTAGCAGATATTTCATTAAATTGTTTTAATTTCTCTCTTAATGGTTCTATTCTTCTTTTATATTCTTGTTGTATTTCAATAATTTTTTTATGTAATTCTTCTATTTTCATTTTTAATATTCTTCTTTTTTTTTGTTTATTATAATTAGTTAATATATAATTATTAATTATAATTGAACAAGATGACATAGGAATGTCAAATCGCCAATTTCCACATTTACAACATTGTATCATCATCTTTTTTTTTATTTTCAATTTTATTTCTAATCATTGATATCGATATTATTCTATTTTCTTTTATTTAAAAAATTAATTATTATTTATAAATTATATTATATTATAGTTTTATTTTATATATAAATATGCTCAGTAGCTTTACTTAAAGTATTTTGTAGAAGTTTCCAAAAATCATCACATTCAGTGGCAGTGGTAAACTTTATATATTGATGAAAATACTCAACTTTATGAGAAAATTGCCCTGTTTTACGAGAAATTGATTTTTCTCCTTTTTTCCAATTGGTAGCTAAAATATAATATTCTCCTTTTTGTTCTATTATAACCGCTTTAAATTTATTTTTTACTATATTTACTATATAACCCAGGACATTATAATGATTAAGTATTTCTTTGTTTTCTCTAGAAAACATTTGATTAAGAATAAATTTTGTTAATTTCGTTTTTGTTGTAATTATTTCAATTTCCATTTTTTTTCTCTCTTGTTTGTTAATAAAAAAATAATTATCATTTATAAATTATATTATATCACAATTTTATGATATAATATAGAATGAATATTATAAAATTGGAGAGAAAAAATAAAAAAATGTTGTAATAATTGTGAAAATTTTAATAAAAATACTACTTATCCAACTATTATTAATATTAAAGAAGCAGAATGTTGTATTTTATATAAAATATTATGTATGAATAAAAGAATTTTTATAAAAGGCAAATATTTAGATAATTTTAGTTATAGTTTTTATAGAAAGAAAGAAAATAGCACTTCAGAGCTCTAAAATCATTAATTTTATACTTAAAATATATAATCATATTACCTAACTCTAAAATGAGTTATAAAACACAAATATGGGCCATTTTATATTATTTTGAATAGGAACAAATAAATGAAAAATAAAATACTTCCAATAAAAAATATAGAATCAACAAAAATCAATATAAAAGATAGAATTTTTTCTCTTATACAACATATTTGTGATGGAGATAAAAAAAATGTTTCTTTTTCATTAAAAGTTAGTTATAAAGATCCTAAAAAATCAAATGGTTTTGTTAATGATAGTTTTTATTTGCATAATAAAGAAGAGGTTCAGACAGTAATAAATTTATTAATAGGTATTTACAATGATGCTAATCAGGTTGTAAATAAATTTTTTTTTGAATAAAAAATAAAATTTGATAAAAATAACATAACATAAAGAAAGATTTTTAAATGAATAAATGGAAAGTAAAAATTAAATATTTAGTTAGCGAAAAAGCATATGTTAAAATTTATGGAACGATGTTTTTACCTGATATTGATTATTTAAGTGATTATATAGAAGAAAACGAACTTGAATTGATGAGAAATATGATTAAAATTAATAATTATCCTGAACCATATAAATTATTTAAATCAATAAATAATGGTAAAGCATTTATGGTATTAGAAGAAAAAGTAAATTAAAACAATTTCAAAGATGGGAAAATAAAATGGAAGAAGATTGTTTATTAACAAAAGAAGAAATAGGAAAAATAATATTTAAAGAGTGTTATATTATCGGGGAATTTAAATTAAGATCAGGCCTTATTTCTAATGAATATTTCGATAAATATCAATTTGAAACAAATTCATTTTTATTATATTCTATTTCAAGACTTTTATTACGAGAAATACAAAGAAGACATATTTTTCATCCTGCTCTTTTTGCTGGTTTGGAAACTGGTGGTATCCCAATAGCAACTATGTTATCTTATTTAACTGGATTAAAATGTGTTTTTGTTAGAAAACAAAAAAAAGAATATGGAACACAAAAATTAGCCGAAGGACCACTTGTTGAAGGTGAAAAATTAATAATAATTGAAGATGTCATTACTACTGGTGGGCAGGTTATAGAATCAGTTATTAAATTAAGAAAAGAGGGGGCAGTGATAAAAGATGTTTTTTGTGTTATAGATAGAGAACAAGGTGGTAAAGAAAATTTGAAAAAAGTTAAATTAAATTTATATAATTTGTTTACAATGAAAGAATTAAAAAAAATAGGAAAAAAATAAAATGGAAAAGTATATATCAAAATTATCTATTGTACTTAAAGAATTTCAAAAGAAAGAAAAAATTCCAGATGTTATTATGGTATTAATTTTAAATGAATTAGTAGCAATGAAATTACGTGTAATTTTTACTAATCAATTAAATTACAATTAAAAAATTAGGAAAATAATCATATGAAAGTTAACAATGATACAAATGAAATAGAAAATAGATTAATCAAAATTTTTAATAATGCAAGAGATGAAATGAAAGAAAAAATAGCTTTTAGTATATTTTGTGCTGATCATATTAGTCAAAAACCCAACGATATATTAAAATTATGGAAAATTGCAAATAAAAATGAAAGACAAAAATTTTATGATATAGCTGAAATAACTTTAAAAACAGATATTAAAAAATTGAAAGAAAAATAAAATGAATACAAATAAAAATATTAAATGGATATGTCCAATATGTCAATCAACTGAATATAAAGAAATGCAAATAATGAGTCAAATTGATGATTTAGGATTTTCTACAAGAACATATTATGAATGTAGTAATTGTTCTATACACTTTGGAGATCTTGAAAAATTTAATACAATATCTATAATTAATGATGTTGCCGATGAATTAATAGATGAATGTTTGAAAACCGGAGGTTAGTCTATGAAAGAAATCGATTTATATTGGCAGTGTCCAGATTGTGAAAAAGTTAATATTAATAAAACTGATATACCAACAATATTATTAAAAAAATTTTTATGTGATAAATGCAAAAAAGAACATAAATTACTTGTTGTTGGTATTCCTTGGAAAGATATAAAACAAGAAGATTTTGAAAAAATAATGTTTTAATATTATATTTATAATAAAAAATGGAGAAAAAATATGCTCTTGAGGGATGGTTGGCTGATGACTGGCAATGTGATTAAGCATAATGAACCCTGGGGATTGCTATCACGTATATCGTATGAATAGAGCAATAAAGATAAGGGATGGAACCAGCAAATAATAATTTAATAAAAAATGGAGAAAAAATGAAGAAAAAAAAGGAAGAAATATTTATTCCAGAAAAATTTGGATTTGAAAAATGGAATATTAATTCAATTATAACAACTAAAGATAGTCGTTTTAATTTATTTATTAATAATAATCATAAAATATATCATTTAACTCAAAAAAAAAACAAAATATGGATTATTGAATTAATAAAAGAAAAAGAAAGAAAAATTTTATATCAAGGTCACATTTTAACTAATAGATTCGCTTTTGAATTATTTAATAATTTTGAATTTACAATACCTAATCTTCATGATTTAGATATTTAGGGGTATTTAAATGGAATGTATTAAATGTGGTGAATATTGCAGACAATTATGCTGGGATGAAAAATTAAAAATATCTTGGCATACTAAAAGATTTATGTTTACTAAAATATGCTATTTTTTATGCCAATCTTTGATGAATGACAATCTTTTTGTCTGTTTTTTACAGAAAGATAAACTTAAAGTATGTAAAGATTTTCATTGTGGAGTTCAACATATAAAAAAATGAACATTCATTTTCTACCCAATTTTTTATTTCTTTTTTATCCATTAGAATTAATTTTACAAGCAAATGTTTATTATCATTGTAATTGTTATAGTAGACGGCATAAATGGCTCTTTTTAAATTTAAAGAAAAAAGAAAAAAAAGAATTAAGTGATGAAGATAAAAATAAAATTGTTGAAGAAATTAATACAATTGAAAATTTTACTAATGAATTTAAATGCTCAATTATTATATCAAAAGAAAATAGTGATATATTAGAAATTAATGATAAAATTAACAAAGAAAATAATGATAAAATTAATAAAAATATTGATTTTAAAACAAAAATAATAATGGATAAAGAAAAATCATCGTCAATTGGATTAGATACTATTCGAAAACAACTTGGAATATAAATAATTATGTTATTAATTGCTAAATCATTAGAAAAAAAATATATAAAAAATATTGGAAAGATATGATATGACCCCGCAACAACTTTCAGCTACAGCAAAAAAATATCTTTATGCATTTCCAAAAATATGTTCAAATTTGCAGTGTCCACCACATATAAAATTTATCGCTGACAAAATACAATCTAAACTAAATGTAAAAAGTGAAAAATTTCAATTATTAATGGTTTCAATCCCACCACAACATGGTAAAACTCTTTTAATATCAAAGCATTTCATTCCATGGTATCTAGGAAACTTCCCTCGAAATAGAGTTATATTAACTTCTTATTCGGCGGAACTTTCTGATGAAAATTCTGATTATGCAAAAAACATATTTGCTAAATGGGGTCCAATTTTATTTGGAGCAGACCCCAACCCAAATTTATATAATAGGGCTGCCTGGAATACAAGTCTTGGTGGTGGTGTTAGATCTGCTGGAATTGATGGAAGTATAACTGGTTTTGGTGCTGATCTTTTTGTAATTGATGATTATATGAAAGGAGATGAGCAAGCTGAATCAAAAGCTTATAGAGATAAGATATGGAGTAAGTGGCAATCAATTGTGGCAACTAGATTACATCCGAATTCTTTAACAGTGATTTTGGCTTGTATGACCGGTGATACTAAAATTTTAATGTCTAATGGAAGATGGGAATATTTAAAAAATATTAAAATTAATGATGAAATATTAACTTATAAAAAAAATAAAATAGTAAAAAGAAAAATTCTTAATTGGATTAAATATGAAAAAGATGAAATATATGAAATAAAAACTGGTAATAACACTGTAAAAGCAAATGCTAAGCATCCTTTCTTGGTAGAACTTGATAATGGAAAAAGAATATGGAAATGTGTTAGAGAATTAATGCCTGGTGATAAATTAATATCAATATTACAAAATAATAATTTTAAAAATAATAAAATAACTAAAACAGAAGCATTATTACTTGGATTTATGTTTGGTGATGGATGGATTACTATTAACAAAAGTCCCCAGTATGATAAAAAAAGAAATAAATATTATAAAAGAAATACTAAAATAACTTGTGTTGCAATAAAAAAATCAGAATACAAAAATTTCGTTACAAAAATATTATTTTTAAAATTATTTAATAAAAGTTTAAAAAGTTATGGTTATGGTTATTACAGAACTGAAATTCAAAATATTGGAAGATGGTTTTTAAATTATGGACTTAAGGGAAATTCTCATACAAAAAGATTACCAGATTTTATATTTGAAGAATGTCTAGAAAATAGACTTTCTTTTATTAAAGGATTTTGCACTGCTGATGGTTGGGAAATAAAAAAAAGAGGATTTGAAGGATATGGTATTAAATTATGTAATGAATATTTATTAGAAGATTTAAGACATTTAGCAAGATCATGCGGCTATAAAGTTACAAATGTATATAAACGAACTCAAAAAAATAAACCACCACATAGTAAGACTGTTATAGAGTCAAAATCTTATACCTTTCATTTTTCAAAAAAAAGAATTGAATCTGAATTTATTATATCTAAAATAAGAAAAATAAATAAAATAGAAAAAGATTTTGTATACGATGTAACAGTTGATAATACAGAATGTTTTATAGCAGATGGACTTGTAAGTCATAATACAAGATGGAACGACGATGATCTAATAGGAAGATTAGTAGCACAGGCTGATAGAGAAAAAGAAGATTTTCCATTTGAATATGAATATATTAATTTACCAGCAATAGCTGAAAAAAATGACCCATTGGGAAGAAAACCAGGAGAAGCATTATGGCCTAAAGAATATAATGTTAAAAGACTTGAATATAAAAAAAGAATAAGTGGACCATATTGGTGGACAGCTCTTTTTCAAGGCAATCCAATGGCGAGAGGTGGAAATCTTTTTAAGAAAGAATTTTTTAGATATTATGAAAGAGATAAAAGAACATATGATTTTCTTTGTTATAGGTTTGAACAAAAAGAACCAATAAGAATATATAAAAATAGTTTAAGAATAGCGGTAACGGTTGATCCAGCTCTCGAAGAAAAGAAAAAAAATGATCCGACCGGAATGTTGGCCTGGGGATATTCAAAAAAACATAAAATTTGGTTATTATTAGATCGTTTTAATGATAGAATTCCTCATCAAAGAGCATTATCTATAATATTAAATTTTGCATTTAAAAATAATGCCAAAGAAATTTTAATTGAAAATGAAAAATTAGGAAAAGTTTTAAAAAAACAATCAGAAGGAAATGATGAAATTGGAGGTATTAAAATCCCCTTTAAAGAAGTTCCAAGTAAAGGACAAGATAAATTTATAAGAGCTACTCCAATGGCTAGTTATTGTGAAAATGAAAGAGTCTTTTTTCCGAAAAATGCAATATATTTAGCTGTATACGAAAGAAATTTAACTACTTTTCCATCTGGTGCAGAAGATGAAGATGCTGATTGTACTGCTTATGCTCAACATATGGAAAAAACAACATCAATATCTGATGCTTTAGCTCAAAAATAAGGAAATACAAAATGCTTAATAAAAAACAAATAGAAATAAAAGAAAATATAAGGAATAATTTATTAGATAGATTGTAGATGGAATTACATCCAGAAAATAAATTATTAATGGCATTAAAAAGACGTACAAATATGAGAATATATGTTGATTGTTTAATATCTTCAATAATAGAAGAATTATTTAATGAATTGTTTAAAACTAAATAATATGATAATATATAAAGAGATAAAGTTAATATTATTATCGAATAAAATATAGGTCTACAATGTCTAAAAAAACAAAACAACATAAATACAATAAAACAAATTATGACAGTTCTAATAATTACAAAAATCATAAAAAGAATTATACTACAGATGCTTTTTATAATGTACGGTCAGGGTTTGGTGGAACTTATGACCCTATTAATAGATTGCAATATCAAATTGAAACTCCGTTAGATAGGTCAACATTGGAAACACTTTATAGACAAGATTGGACAACAAGAAAAGGAATACAAGCTATTCCTAGTGATGCAACCAGAAAATGGATAAGTTTAAATCTCGGAAATGAAGATTTAATTAGAAACGTTAATGAAAAATTAAGAAAACTTAAAGCTAAATTAAAATTTAAACATGGTATGTTTAACGGAAGACTTTATGGTGGTTCAGTAATTGTTATAGGTGCAGCAGATGGTAAAAAACCAGATAAACCAATAGATATTGATAATCTTAATGATATTACTCATTTAAATATAATAGATAGATGGGGATTAGAAGTTGGAAGTTTATACAAAAATCCACTTAAAGAAAAATATGGTGAACCTGAATTTTATAAATTAAATACTTTATTAAAAGATGAAGAAGTTCCATATAATATGAAAATTCATGAAAGTAGAATTATACGTTTTGATGGTGCATACTTACCTGAATATTCAAGAAGACTAAATAAAGAATGGCATGATAGTATATTAAATTCAATAAATTTAACATTAAAACAATACGGAACTTCAATCCAAGCAGGGGCAATATTGTTTCAAGATTTCATTACTAAGATTCTTAAGCTTCCAGATTTAGGTGATTTATTAATGTCTGATGAAGGTAAAAGTAAATTAGATTTAAGAATTCAATATGCTATAGCAAATATGTCATCACTCGGTTTTGTTTTATTAGGTGAAGATGAAGAATTTAACAAGACGCAAACTCCGATATCGGGGTTAGCAGATTTAATGGATAAATATATAGATCAAGTATGTGCTGCTTTTGAAATCCCACGAGCAAGATTTTTTGGTCAGTCATTGGGAACGTTAGCCGGTGCAACTGAAACAACTAGGACTTACTATGACATTGTTAGATCATATCAAGATGAACATATATTGGAACCCATTACTTATCTTATTAAATTAATTTTAAATAGTAAAAGTTGTTTAACTAAAGGTAAAGAACCAGAAACTTGGGATATTAAATTCAATTCTTTATGGGATGAAACAAATAAAGAGATTACTACAGCAAGAAAAATGCAAGGTCAAGTTGATGTGGAATATGTTAAGCATAAGATTTTAACTCCTGAAGAAGTTGCTAAAGCAAGATTCGGACCAGATGGATATAGTTTTGATACAACTATAGATCTCAAAAATAGACTTGGTGCTTTTTTTAAAACAAAATCGCAAGGTACTTTTGATAATCCAAATAATTTAAATAATGTAAAAAATAATAAAAAAGAATAATTTATTATTTTCCATATTTCAAAATAATTTTTGGTACTACTTTACAAGGTCTGCCGGTTTTTCTATATTCTATTTTTTTAAGATCTCTTTCCTTTATGACCCAATCTCTACCTTGTTTTTTTGCTGGTAAGCGTTTATCATATATTAATTTTAAAATTCGATTTGGTGTAATTTTTAATTTTTCTGCTACTTGTTTTGTAGTTAATAACATTTTTTCTCTCTAACAATTTCTTTTTCTTCGATTTTCATAAATGTTTCAATTTCCTCTATTGAAAATGTCTCAGGATACATACAATATTTTGTTGCTCTTGATATCATATTTTTAATATTTTTTTTATCTTGTTTCATAAGAATAACCATTACGGGTTCTTTTTCTCCATCATATATTTTATCTCTTACTTTAATTTTCATTTTTTTTTCTTCTTAAATACCAACATCTATATTAATTTTTATACTTTTTTCTCCTCTCAAATTATTTGGTTTATATATTAATATTTTTATTACTCCTATCTTTGTTTTTTCTTCAAAATTTTCTAAAATTTTTTCTATATTTTTTTCTAATTTTTCTTTTTCTTCAACTATTTGTTTTATCGATAATTCTGATAATACATTTGAATCTAAAGACATATTTTAATCTCCTATTTAATTTATTTATTATATGCATATATTATACCACATAAATGATAAAAAGAATATTTTTTTTGACATTTTTTTTTATAAGTGTTATATTGTGTATTGATTGGATATATTTGTAATAATAATTAAAGGAGAATAAAATGCCAATTCCAACACCGGTAAAAGGGGAAGATCAGCAAACCTATATAGGTCGTTGTCAATCTATACTTAATAAAGAATATCCTGAAGAAGAACAACGATCTGGTATATGTTTTTCTCAATGGAGAAAACATATAGGTAAAAAAGATTCTGCTGACAATATTGAGAATAGAACTTTTATATTTAAAATTGATAATAATAGAAAAAAATCAAAATTTTTTATTGATAAAGATACTGGTTTTCTTCATTGTGAAGCATATTTTACTCGTACTGGTGTATTTGATTATTATGATGAAAATGGAAATTTATTAAGAGAACTAAGACCAGAAGATGAAGTTTTTTCTAGTGAATCTTTGGATTCTTTAAAATTAAAACCTATTGTAGAAGATCACCCTGATAAAAAAATAACAATTGAAAATATTAAAGATTTTCAAATAGGAACTATTGGTGAAAACTTAACAAGGGAGGATACTTATGTAAAAGGAAGTATGATAATAACAGATAAAAATATGATTGAAACTGTTATTGCCAGAAAAAAGATGGGATTAAATACAGAATTAAGCTGTGGTTATTCTTGTAAAGTTATTCCTGAAATTGGTGAACATCGCCAAGATGGATATTACACTTTTAAACAAAAAGATATAAAATATAATCATGTTGGAATAGTAGATAATGGAAGAGCTGGGTCAAATGTTAGAATTTTAGATAAAAATCAAAATAAATATAATAATAACCTTAATAAAAATAAGAAAGGGAATATAATGCCAGATATAGTTAAATTCAATAGGAAATCAATAAATCTCGATTCTTTTAAGATGGATGCCCTTTCTGGGCTTATTCCTGAAGATAATATGAATATTTTTGACATTTTGTCTAATAAGCTAGATGAAGCTGTTGATATTATAAAAGATCTTACTAGTAAAGAAGATGAAGCTGTTAAAACTATAAAAGATTTCACTAGTAAGAAAGATGAACTTCAAGGAAAAGTTGACCAACTTTCTGAAACAGTTGAAAAACAAAAGAAAGATATTGTTGAATTAAGTGATGTCAATTCTGAAAGAATTACAAATATGATTAAAGTTAAAAATGATATAATGGAAATTGCAAATAAACTTAAAGTTGATATTAATGGAAAAGATTTTAAGTCTATTAAAATTGATTGTATTAAAGCTGTTAGTGAAAAATTTGATGCTGAAGGTAAAAACGATACATATATTAACGGGCGTTTTGATAGTATTCGAGAAGGTCTTATTAATTCACAAAAACAAGATGGAAGTAATGCCATTGGTCAATTCATAGTAAGAGCTAAAGATGCTAGTGGAGGAAAAACTAAACTTTCTCCGAGAGAAGAATTCCTTAAGAAAGATAAAGAATCAAGAAAAAAGGAATAAAATTAATAATAAATTATAAATCAATAAATTAGAGGAGGCTTAAAATGCAAACAACTGTTCAAAATTTTATGGATGTTGGATTACCAGGACAATTAGCTGATCTTGTAAATAACGACATTATTAGTAAAGCTAATTATTCTAAACAGCTAGATAAAGTTACTGTTACTACTGCTGATACAACGACTACTTGTACTATTAATGGTACTGCTTTTACTTGGACAGAAATTGGTGGATCTCAAGATGAAGCTTTTATTGCTGATGCGGTAGCAACATTGATTAATGCTGGGTCTGAGCCAGTAACAGCATATTATACAGCAACCAATACATATTTTACAGTAGAAAGTAATACTCCTGGAACAGCAGCTACTGTTGTAGGTACTGCTAATTGTACTGTAGCTAATCAAATTGCTAATGCTGCCGCTATTGGATTTGGAATAGTAGTTTCTAGGGATCAGATGGATGATCAAAAAGCAAGATTACCTATAGCTGCTGCTGATATTACTGATGCAAAAATTGCTTTGGGTTTTACTGTAATGACTCAAGCAATTGAACAAAATTATGGAAGTGCTGGAAGTAGTGGATATGTTCTTGAATCTGCAATGAGCGTTATGCGAAAAGGTAGAATTTATGTTCAAACAGAGGATGCCGTAGCTGATGGTGGTTCCGTATATGTTAGACATGTTGCGGGTGCTGGTGAAACTTTAGGTTCCGTAAGAAGTGATGCCGATGGTTCCGATGCAGATATATTGCCTGGGGCAGCATTTAGAAAAACAACTTCTGCCGCTGGTATATCAATTGTTGAATTAAATCTTCCATAATGGAATAGATTAATAAAAAAGGAGAAATAAATTATGTCTATTCGTTTAGATGCAATAAAACATCGTTTAGATGCCAATGAAACTTTATTTCTTGCAAGAGAATTAGAGTCTATTGAGACAAAGCTTTATGAATATAAAGTTAAAGAATTAAAATATCGAAGATTAATACCAGTAAGTAATGAAGACAGTCCTGGAGCAGAAACTATTACATATCGTATGATAACCAAACTCGGTATGGCTAAAATTATAGCTAATTATGCCGACGACCTTCCAAGAGCAGATGCAATTACACAAGAATTTTCTCAAAAAGTTAAAACTATTGGTACTTCTTTCGGATATAATACACAGGAAGTTAGGGCTGCTGCCCTAGCCAATAAACCATTAGATAAAATTAAAGCTGATGCTACAAGAAGAGCTGTAAGAGAAGAAGAAAGTCAAATAGCATGGAATGGTAATGCTACTTATGGAATTATAGGTTTCCTTAACAATGCTAATATTCCTATCCAAGCTGTAGTTGCTGGTGTTGGTGGTACGACCTGGGTTTTAAAAACTCCTGATGAGATTATAGCTGATATTTCTACTGGAACTGGACAAATTAGAACACAAAGTAAAGGAATTCATGCCGCCAATACTCTTTTACTTCCTATTCCACAATATAATATAATAGCTACCACACCAAGAGCTTCTACTTCTGACCTTACTATTTTAGAATATATAACTAAACCTGGGAATGCATTTGGATTAACAACTATAGATTGGTTATCTGACCAACTTACGGCCGCTTTTGTCGGTGGAACCAAAGATGGTATGATTTTTTATGAAATGGATGAAGAGGTAATTCAAAATAGGATTCCTCTTGAAATGATTACTCATCCAATTCAAGAAAGAAATCTTGAATATGTAGTTCCTGTAGAAGCAAGAAATGGTGGAGTAGTAATTCGTTATCCTCTTGCAATGTTAATAATGACTGGTATATAATTTAATCTAAAATATTGGCGGGAATTATATAATATTCCTGCCAATATTTTAACAAAAATGATGGGAGAAAAATAATGATAATTTTTTATAATAAACCAAATACTTTAACATTACCTTATAAAATCAAAAAGAAACAAGAATTATTTAAATTTATACCAGGAATAAATCATATATCGAAAGAAGTTTGGCTTGCAATAATTAAAACAGCCGGTGATGATATGGATTATTACAAAACTCTTCTTAAAGTATTTCAGCCGAAGATTGATCTTGAAACCAAAAATGAAATAGGTGAAGAAGAAAATGAGGTTGATATTTCTAAATTAAGAGTTGCTGAAATGAGTGAATTAATTGAAAATACTATGGAAAGAAAAAAACTTGAAGAGTATTATGAATTAGAAAAACAGAGAGACAAACCAAGAACAGCAATAACACGATTATTAAATTCAAAATTAGAAGAAATTTCTGAAGTTGAGGCGGCTTTAGAGAAAAAAGAAAAAAATTAAAATTATGGCATTAACTACTAAAGCCAATATTTTACTTATAGCTCCTGAATTATCAAGTATAACTGATGATAATGTATGGAATATAATATTATCAGATGTAGATAATTTAATTAGCACTTCTGTTTTTGGTTTAAAAACTGAAATAGCTGCTAGGTATTTGGCAGCCCATCATCTTACATTGATTAGCGATAAAACCCTCAGTAGTGCCAGTGGTCCAATTGTTAAAGATAAAGTTGGAGATGTGATGAAAGAATATGCACAGCCTCAGAAACTCAGAGGATCTGAGGCTGATTATAATAGAACTGGATACGGAAGAACTTTTCTTTCTATTAGAAATAAAATACTTATAAAAGTTTCTACGGTGATTCCTAATGTATGACATAACATTAATAGATCAAAAAACTCAATGGATCAATCTTGTAAAAAGAATTAAGGAAATGAGTGTTACTGATGGGAATACTGTCGAAATTGGATTATTTAAAGATATTGGATTAATTTCAATTGCAAAAGAAAATGAATTTGGAGATCCACCGAGAAGCAATAGACTGTATCCAATTCCAGAAAGATCTTTTATGAGATATGTTTTTGATAAAGATCTTAAATTAATTATAAAAAAAATGCTAGATGGAGCTGGAGATGTACTTCTTGGAAAAATAAAAATGAATGAAAAATTAGATGAAATGGGTATTTTATTGACAGAAAGAATTAAAAAATTTATTTTAAGTGATTTTTATAAAAGAGCGAAACCTAATCATCCAATAACTATAAAAAGAAAGAAACATGATCATCCTTTAATTGAAACTGGGAAAATAGTTAGTACTTTAACATACAAAATTGGTAAAGGTAATCCTAAACCAACGATGACTACAAAAATATAAAATGGGATTAATAAAAAACGAAGAAGTTGTATTAATAAGACCCACAGGTGGCAATGAAGATTATGTTAAAGGACATTATATTGCATCAAGTCCTTCTATAACAACTATAGATGCTAGTGTCCAACCAATTAATGATGATGAATTATTGTTGTTATCTGAAGGAAACAGAAAGGCTGGGACATTAAAATTTTATTCCGAGAGTGAAATAAAAACAGATGATTTTTTAAGAAGAAAAGAATATAATTCGGCTCAACAAAATACCTGTACAATAGATACTGGATTGGCCAGCACTGATTATACGTGTACCATTAATGGAACAATATTTACATATAATTCAGGTAGTAATACAGATCCAATATTAATAGCTGCTGGATTGGTTTCTCAAATATCGGCTGGATTAGAACCAATAATAGTAACTGATAATCTTGATGGAACGTATACTATAATGGCGGATGTAATAGGAACTCCATTTACAATAACAGTCGATGTCAATCAAAGTATAGTTGAAGATGTTGAGAATATTACGAAAGAATATAAAGCATTACAAGACAAAGATTATAGCGTTCATAGTCTTTCTCATTATAAAGCATATGGTTTTTTAACAGGAAAATAAAATGGGTTATAGACTAGATCAAGTAAAAGAAGATGCAATTTATGATTGGGCTGTTGCCTCTTTAGGAGTTGGTGTTAATGCTATATGGGATAAACCTGGAAGTCCGAGACCTGCAAAACCGTATGTAACTTTAAATATATTAGGTGGGCCGTCACTTGTTGGTGATAGAGCGGAACATCAATATAAAACACTCGATACGTGGGAATATAATTTTGTTAAAAAATTTACATTAAGTATAAATATATATGCAGATGATAATCATCTTAATCTAATGCAAAAAATAATAAATTCTTTTTATTTAGAAAGTAAATTAGAAATATTACAATTGAAAGGTTTAGCTCTTTGGGGATATGATGGACCAGCAGATTTAAGTGCGTTAATAGAGACAGAATGGGAATTTAGATCTCATATAGATGTATTCATGAGTTATGGAGAAGCGTTCGATGATATTCCAGGCGAAATACAAAAGATTGAATTAAATGGGATTGATATTGAAATACCATAATATAGATTATGATATAACTAATAATACTATTAATTATCAAAGTTAGAAAAATATATAATAATATAAAGGAGAAAAAATTATGAGTCAAATTTCTGATTTTGTAGATGTTTCAATTACAAGAGAGACTGCTAAAATAACTAGGACTGGATTTGGAACTCCTCTTTTGATGGGAGATCATTACTATTTTCCAGATAGAGTCCGCGCTTATACTGATCCAGCGGATATGTTAACAGATGGTTTTTTAATAACGGATGATCTTTATAAAGCCGCTTTGAAAATTATGGGTCAGGAATTATCACCACCTCAATTTAAAGTTGGAAGAAAACTTGAAGATGTAAACTCAAAAGCAACATTGGCGTTTACAGGGACACCTTCTGCTGGTACTTGGACGTTAGATATTGGTATTGGTGATGCTACTCCTGTTACAACTGGTAATATAACCTATGCAGCAGATGACGATACGGCACTCATAGAAACCGCAATTGAAGCTTTATCTGGTATAACCGAAGTTACAGTTACGGGTTTATATAGCACTGGTTATACAATAGAATTTACTGGCGTAGATGCTGCTGCTGATTTCAGAGTAACTGTAATTGATGTATCTAGCTTAACGGGTGTTACTGCTGCTACAGCAACAATGACTCAATATGGATCAGCGGTTGAAACTTGGACTGTTGGTCTTAATGCTATTATTGCTGCTGATGATAATTGGTATTTTCTTATTGGAACAACAAGAACAAAAGCCGATATATTGTTATTGGCTGCTGTAATAGAAACTAAATTAAAGATATATTTTGTTTGTACTGGTGAAGCTGATGTTAAAAATGGAGTAGCTGACAATACATTAAAAAGTTTAACAGCTCTTTCTTATGATAGAACAGTATATCTATACAGTGGGGATTATGCTAATTTTCCAGAGGCAGCTTGGGTTGGTGGTCAGGCACCCAAAGATCCAGGATCACTTACATGGAAATTTAAATCTCTTACTGGTATTATTGCTGATGAGTTAACTACAACTGAAGTTGCTACTATTAAAGCTGATAAAGGAAATATATATGAAACAATTGGTGGAGTTAGTATGATTTCTGCTGAAGCGATAGTTGTTAATGATGAATTCATAGATATTATACGTGGGACTGATTGGTTACAAACCAGAATGTCGGAAGGTATTTTTACAGCATTGGTAAACAATGATAAAATACCATTTACTGCTGCTGGGATAGGTTTGATTGAAGGTATTATTAAATATTGGTTAAACGAAGGTGAATCGATTGATAGAGGTTTACTTGTACCAAATGAATCAACTATAACAACTCCAGATATAGAAGATGTTGATCCGGCAGAAAAAGCCATAAGATATTTAAGTGGAATAACTTTTACTGCTAAATATGCTGGTGCTTTACATAAAATTGGAATTACAGGAAAAATTACTACTTCATAAAAATATAATAAAAGGAGAAAACTATGAGGACATATGATCCATCAAAAGTTTCTGTAGTATTTTGGTTTACTCTTCTTACTGGATGGGATACTGTTAGATTATCTCGTGAAGAAGATGGGGTATCTTTTACTGCTGGGACCTCTGGTGAAGTTACAAGGGCAATAAATCATAATAAACTTGGTACGATTACTTTGACATATCCGCAAGCTGCATCTGAAAATTTAATATTAAGTGGTTATGAAGCAACAAAGGTTACTATACCTGTTACTGTTATTGATAAAAGTGGGACAACATTAGCTATAATGAAATTTGGTACTGTTGTTAAGCCACCTGATTCTGACTTAGGAAAAGAAGCTACAACAAGAGAATGGTTAATA